ATCGCCCGAAGGTGATCCTGGCCGAAGCGCAGGGCGAAGGCGTCACCTTTCAGGACCGCGCGACGCATGAAGTGCGGGTGGCGGCGGGGAAGTCGCGCCGCGTGCGCTACACCGTGCCGGGCTGGCGCGGGTCATCCGGCAATCTGTGGATGCCCAATACGAAGGTTTGGGTGGAAGACGCTTTCCTGGAATTGGAACGCGAATTGCTGATTTCCAATGTGGTCTTCAGCCTGACAGATCAGGGCACGGTCACGGAATTGCAGGTGGCCCCCGTGGATGCCTATGCCCTGCTGCCTGAACCCGGCAAGGGCGGCGGCGGTGGCGAAAGCGGGCCATTCGAGACCAGGATCGAAACGCGCGAGAATGATCGTGACGCCTGGAAGCGGGTAGCCGAATGACGCTGGACGATATGAAGCGCTTCATCGCCCCTTTGCAGCGCCGCGTGATGCTGGCGATTGGCCGTGGCACGCTCGGCCCGGTGAATGATGCCGATGGGCTGCAACGCAGCCAGGTGATGCTGCTGGCGGGTGAGACGCGCGATAATGTGGAACGCATCCAACCGTATGGATTTTCCGCCGTGCCGCTGCCCGGCGCGGATGTGCTGGTGGTCTGCGTCGGCGGCAATCGCGACCATCCGGTTATTATCGGCGCGGATGATCGGCGGTATCGGCCAACAGCTATGCAGGCGGGTGACGTCTGCATTTATTCATATCAGACCGGCCACAAGATCACGCTGAAGGCGGACCGGACCATCGAAATTGAGGGTGATGAAATCACCATTAAAGCAGACACTAAGATCACGCTGGAAACGCCTTTGGTGGAACTGACCGGCGCCTTGGATGTCATGGGCGATATCCGCGACCGCGCGGCTTCTGGTGGCATGTCCATGAATGGCATGCGCGCGGACTATAACACGCATGTTCATGGCGCGAGCCCGGGCCCGAACCCGCTGATGCAGCCATGATCGCGCTTTCCTGGAATGACGCGGTGGGCGCCGCCGATCTGGCGCTGAATGCCACCGGCGCGCTTGCGGGCGATGATGGGCTGCAAACTTCCGTGGTGCTGTCGCTGTTCCTGGATGCCCGTGCGCGGCCTGATGATGGCGCGGAAGGCCATCGGCGCGGCTGGGTGGGGGATGCCTTCACGCCAGAGGATCGGCAAGGGTCGCGGCTTTGGCTGCTGCGCCGCGAAAAACAGACTGAAGAAACCCGCCGCCGCGCCGAAGATTACGCGACTGAGGCTTTGGCTTGGCTGGTGGAAGCTGGGCTGGCCACCAGGGTTTCCGTCACCGCTGTCTGGATCGCGCGCGGCGTGCTGGGCCTTGACGTGAACATTGCTACGCCAGGCGGCATCGAGACCAGCCAATTTACGATGAGGCTCTGACCATGCCCTTTGCGCGCCCTTCCCCCACTGAAATTCGCAACCGTATGGGCGCCGAAATTGCGGTCGCGCTGCCGGGTGCGGATGCGCGGCTGCGGCGTTCCGTGGAAGAAATTCTGGTGCGGTCCATGGCCATCGCCAGCCACGAACTGCACGGCTACGTCGAATGGACAGCGCTGCAAATCCTGCCGGATACGGCGGAAGATGAAGTGCTGGCGCGCCACGCGGCGATTTGGGGACTGACGCGCATCGCCGCGACCACGGCGATCGGCGCGGTGACCTTCACCGGCACGCCGGGTGCATTGGTGCCAGCGTCCGCGGAACTTCGTCGCGGCGATGATGCGCGCTACCTGCTGGCGGCGAGTGTCACGATTGGCGGCGGTGGCACGGGCATCGGCAATGTTGTCGCGCGTGTGGCGGGGGCTGCGGGCAATAGCCAGGCGGGTGTGGCGCTGCAATTGGTGGCGCCCGTGGCGGGCATTCAGCCCAGCGCCGTGGTGGCCGCTGGCGGGCTTGCCGCAGGCGTGGATGCTGAGGGCGATGCGAGCCTGCGCGCGCGGCTGCTGCAACGCATTCAGACACCGCCTGCTGGTGGCGCCAAGGATGATTATGTGACCTGGGCGCTGGCCGTGGCGGGTGTGGAAAAGGTCTGGGTTTATCCCTTGTGGCTTGGCGCGGGCACGGTTGGCGTGGCTTTCTTGACCACGGGTGGCGCCATTCCAGCCGCGCCCTTGGTGGCGGCGGTGCAGGCTGCGCTGAACCTGCGCCGGCCTGTCACTGCGGCAGTGACGGTATTCGCCCCCGCCACGCAGGCCGTGGCGCTGACGATTGACTTGGCTGTTGATACGGCTGCGATCCGCGGGGCGGTGCTGGCTGAACTGACCGATTTCTTTGTGCGAGAAGCGGAACCGGGCGGCGTGATCCGCATTTCTCGCATTTCGTCGGCCATCAGCGGCGCGCTGGGGGAAGTGGCGCATGTGCTGATCACCCCCACCGCCGATATCACCCTGCCGGCGGGCACTATTGCCACGCTCGGCACCGTGACCTGGGCATGACGCATGGATAGCAGCGCTTATCTTTCGCAATTGATCGGGCTGCTGCCGCCGGGTGACGCGCTGGCGCGTGAACCTGGTTCACGGCTGGAACGGCTGCTTTCCGTGCCGGCGGCGGAATTGGCGCGGGTGGATGGCCGGGTGGAAGCGCTTCTGCTGGAAAGCGACCCCGCGCGTACAACGGAGATGCTGACGGACTGGGAACGCGCGCTTGGCCTGCCTGATATCTGCTATCCTAATTTCCAATTCAGCCGGGCATCCAATGCTTGGTATTTCAATGGAACGGGCACGCTGCGCGAAGCGGCGGTGGATGAGCCACGCTATTTATATGATGCGCTGGGCCAGCGGACGGAAGCCGTGCTGGTGGAGCCCGAAGGCAAAAATTGGATCAGAAATCCACGGCTTGAGTCCGCAGTCCCAGGGACGCCGGGTTTGCCGCCGGCTTTTATGGCTATCAGCACAAATCCAGCCGCTGGAAGCGGCGTGTCTGTCTCGATCATCGGCACAGGCACTGAAGGCGGTGTGCCGTATTTTGATTTCAGTGTGTCAGGAACGCCGTCGGGCAATGGGTCAATCGCCTTATTTGTGGAATTTCCAAACGTGATCCCCGCAGCGACAGGCCAAACCTGGGTGTGTTCGTTTTTTCATAAAGGCATCGGCATTGTCGGGTTGGGTCAAACAAGCATAGTTTTTGATCAACGCGATGCGGCGGGAGACTTTCTGTCCTTTGCGCTGGCGCAGTTTGAAGTGGCCGCTCTGCCTGCGGTCTTAACGCGCGCATCAGTCCCCGCTGTCATCACCAATACGCCGGGCGTCGTGTATGTGATGCCGTACTTCCTCTGGCCGTTCAGCGCCGGCCAGCCGGTATCCGGCATTATTCGCTTCGGCGCACCGCAGATTGAGCGTGGGGCCTTTGCCACCAGCCTGATGCTTCCACCTGTTGGTGCGCCGGCGGTCACCACCCGCGCAGCAGATCAGCTTTACATCGCGACCGTGGAAGAACGCCGCGCGCGGGTGCTGGCGCGGCTGATCGAACGCTTTGAACCCACGCCAGCGGCCATCATCGGCCTGGCGGCGCGCCTGGGCGATACCGTCACGCTGACGGAATTCACCCCGCATGATTGCGAAGACGGCTGCGAAGCCGCGCTGTCCGATGACCCTTGGGCGCACGCCTTCCAGGTGGCGGGTGGCGCGCAGCTTGTCGTGGAATTCACCAGCGAAGATGGCTGCGAAACGCCGCTCAGCCAATGGCGCACCGGTGTCTATGAATGCGCGATTAGGCGCTTTGCGCCCGCCCATACCGTCCCGATCTTCAGTTATGCATAAAGGAAAAGTCCATGCAGCGCGTTAATCGATCCAGCGCCGTAGCCACCCAGCCAGCAGCGCCTGCGGGCGGCACACCTGGCTTTTTCACTGGGGGTAATCCGAGCCTTGGCCAGCCCGCTACGGTGCCGGGTTTTGAATGGTTCAACGGCGTTCAGGAAGAACTGATGGCGCTGATTTCGCGGTCCGGAATTACGCCGAGCGGTTCAGATGTCGCGCAGGTGCGAAAATCGCTCGATAGATTATTTGCTGGCGCATACACAGCCGTGACGGTCAATTACACGCTGACCGCCGACGAGGCAGGCTTGGTGGTGGTCGATGCAACCAGTGGACCGATCACAATCACGCTGCCTGCCGGGAATGCTGCCAACAACAGGCCGGTCAGGTTCGATTTTATCCGGATAGATGGCACGGCAAATACCGTGACTATTCAGCGTGCGGGGTCGGACCTGTTTCTTGGTGGCGGGACATCGACCACGCTGCCGCGGCAATCTGCTGCGTCTATCGTGTCGAGCGGCTTCAACGCTTGGTACGTGCTTTCCGAAAGCAGCGCGCTTGGGCGTTCATTGGCGGCGAGCGGCTATATCACGCTGCCTGGAGGATTAATCCTGCAATGGGGTTCAGTTGTCGTGCCGACATCTGCGGCAGTGACCTGGACTTATCCCATCGCCTTTCCGTCTGCGGTTTTCGGCGTTTGGCCAGCAGCCAATCCAACTACAGTGCCGACCGCTGAGATTCTTTCCGTGGGCGCTGTCGGACTGACCACAGCGATGGTGGATAATAGTCCGGGCACTAATTCCGTCCCGGCGTATCTTTTCGCAATCGGTCGATAGGAGCAGTAATCATGTTTTATTCACCCAGCACGCGTGGATTTTATAATGCGGCCGTGCAAGGCAATGCCTTGCCCCCTGATGCTGTCCCCGTCCCTGATGCAATGCTGCCGCAGCTGATGGCGGGACAAGAAGCGGGTTTCACCATCACTGATGAACTATTGGCTCAGCTGATGGCGGGGCAGGGGGCAGGCGACCAGATCACGGCTATTGACGAGGGGTGGCGGTCGCTACAGGGCGGCATGTTCTATTCACCAAGTACGCGTGGATTTTATAATTTTTCCATGCATGGCCAAGCCTTACCCCCCGACGCGGTCGCCATCACTGATGACGAGTACGCTCAGCTGATGTTGGGACAGGGTGCGGGTTATCAGATCGCTGCTAGTGACGATGGCCGGCCAACACTTCAGCCGCCGCCACCGCCACCGCCGCCGCCGCCCGTCACGGATGTGAGCTTCTGGCAATTCATGATGGCGGCGTGGAAGCTGGAATTCATCTCCCATCCCGAAGCGCTCGCCGCCGTGCAGGCGCGCATCATGCCGCCTGCCTTCGCGCTGGCGATTGCTGGCCTGCCCGCGCAAGCCAAGATGGAAGCGGAACTCAAATTCGCAGGCATCACGCGCATGCTGCGGTCGGATCCGATGTTCGCCCTGGTGGTGGGCGCGAATATCGCCACCGATGAACAGATTGACGGCGTTTTTGCCGTCGCCGGGGCCATCGAATGAACGGCAAGCTTCGCCTGATTTTGAATGAACTCGCGCGACCCAGCGCGCAAAAGGCAGATTGGTTCGCTTGGGCTGCCGCGCAGCTGGCCCATGCCATGATTGGTGTGGCGCTGGCAGGGGCGCTGGCCTTCCTGCTGCCGGACGCCTTGGCCTTTGCCATCGCGGCTTACGGCTATGCGTTGATGAAGGAACTGCCGGATTACCTGCGCGCGCCTGATTGGGCGGCGGCGCGGGATTGCATCCAGGATGCGGCGTTTGTCGCCGCCGGCGCCGCGCTGGCGGTGGCCATAAGCCGTGCGGACGCCCTGCTGTTTGGCCTGGTGCTGGCCGCTGGTGTTGCGGGCCTTGCCGCGGGTGTTTGGGTGCGGTTGCCGCCCCAGGATGGTGAAAAATGAAGATCACAGACGGTTGGTCTGCATCGGGCGGACCGGCGACGACAATCAAAGGGACAGTTTGACATGGCTTTCCAATTTTCGGTGGCTGCCCGTAATGCGGCGCTGGACGCAATCGAAACCGCCATTGGCGCAGCACCCACGCTGGAAATTCGCAGTGGTTCGGTTCCGGCGAATTGCGCGGCCGCTGCGACCGGCACGGTTTTGGCGACCATGACCCTGCCTTCTGACTGGCTGGCAGCGGCTGCTTCTGGCGCCAAGACGTTGCTGGGCACTTGGCAGGATGCGTCTGCTGATGCGGCTGGCACGGCTGCGC